TAGTTCTAGCTAATGCAGGTACAGCTGAAGATGGTAAGTCATCTGTTATACCTTATGTAATTGTAGAAGAGCCGGATGGTGTAAAGAAAGATGTAAATAACCAAGGCGATGGTATGGCTATTTTACGTCAGCGGATGAAATCATTTTCAGACAGTAAATTAGTCTATGCCGGAACACCTACTGATAAGGATTTTAGCCAAGTAGACTTAGCCTATGAACAAAGTAATAAAATGATATATCTAGTTCCTTGCCATTTATGTGAGGAATTCCATTCACTTAGTTTTGACAATCTAAAATATGATGAATGGCAAGATAGACGAATAGATGAGTTCTATGGGATTTACAATCCAGAAACAGCTTACTATGAATGTCCACATTGTTTAGGTATTTGGAATAATGAAGAAAAGAACGCTAACGTCACAAGAGCTATTAACTCACATAATATGGGTTGGGTTCCTACTAATCCTAGCGTGGACGACATTTATGGGTTCGCCTTTAATGAGTTGCTAAGTCCTTTTGAAGCTTCTAGTTTAATTAACTTGGCTAAACAGAAGTTAAAAGCCCAAGTAGCCTATGATAATGGACATGAAGGTTTAATGAAAAGTTTTACTAATAACTCTAAAGGTGAAGCTTATGTTCCGTTAAATGCTGGTCTAAATGTAGATGAGTTAAGGGCAAGAAGATTAAACTATCCTGAAATGGTAGTACCTTATGAGGGTTTAGTGCTAACCACAGGTATTGACGTTCAGCATAATAGGTTTGCTATTGTAACTAGGGCTTGGGGCAGAAATGGTAACTCATGGTTAGTTAATTGGACAGAGATATTTGGAGACGTACTAGACTATTCAGATAGTGTCTGGGGTAGATTAACTGATTATATATTCCAAGACTGGACTCATGGTGCAGGTAAAGGTAAGACATTAAAAATATCAGCAGCTTCTATTGACTCCGGTGATGGTGCTACAGCTGAATTAGTCTATCGTTGGGTAGCTGAAATGAGTTTAAAACATAATCATATCTTCGCTTGTAAAGGTATTGGTGAACTTAAATTCAATAACTACGAAATCTTTAATGAACCTAATATGATGGAAATAGGTTCTTCTAGTCAGGAACGTAAAACATTAGCTCAAACTATGGGTGTTAATGTATTTCCTATGGGAGCTTATAGAGCGCACGAAGAAGTATTAAGACGTTTTAATTTAAAAGGTAATCGTGATAGACATTATCATTGTGAGACTATGTACGGTGGTTATGAAGAACAGATATTATCTTGTAGAAAAACCTTTGAAACAGATACTCAAAAGGGTGGCTTTAAACTTATTTCAGGTAAACATAAAGAAGGTATTGACTGTGAGAAAATGGCTTTACACGCAGCTTATGCTATTCAGATTAGAAACTACACTAATATACATTGGGCCGCTTTGGAGCAGCACTTACATGTTCAATCAGAAACATTTACATAACTATAGGAGTTACAAATGGCTAGAACAATAGCAGAAGTACAGGCAGACCTTACTACGGTAAATGCTGCTTTACAGAATTTAATAGCAGGTAAACGAATAACTCAATTGAGGTTAGGTTCTGGGGATTTTGCCAGACAATACCAATACCAAGAGATTACTTATGATGTTTTAAAAGCAGAACAAGCTGATTTAACTCAAGAACTAGCTGCTTTACAGACTGAACCTCAAATGAAGTTCAGAACTATGTCTAACATTCCACTTACTGTATCTAAATTTAGGGCTTAATAATGACACTACCATATGACTCAGAAGAGTTCTATTACTCTCGTGTTAATCAACAGGCTTTCGATGGAGCTGTTACTAACTATAGAATGGAACAAAAAGGTTTAGTTACTGGAGAATCTGACCTACTAGCTGCTCGTGAACTTAACTTATTATGGCAACGTAGTCATCATGCTATTAGAAATAATGGCTGGGCTAAAGTAGCTAAAACTAAAAACCTTATCAATCTAAATGCTCTTACTATTAAATGGAAAGATGCCAATGGTAAAGTTAATAAAAAGATGCAGGCACTTTGGGATGAATTCGCTAAAGACCCTAATTTAGATGGGTATGGTACTTTAGAGAATACTCAAGAAGCTTGGAATGGTGCAATGTTCGAGTCAGGAGAAGCTCTTTGCCGGATGTTAATTAAGAAACGCCAAGGACACACCATACCTTTAGTTATCCAGAACATTGAAGCAGAATATCTTGACCCTAACTTTACTAATGGAGACCCAGAAACTACTAGAAATGGTATTAGGTTTAATAACTCTAAACCAGAAACCTATTTCTTTAGTAAAAAGAAACCTAACTTCAATATGTTCAATCTATATTCTTTAGAGAAAATAGAAGTACCTGCTGATGAGGTTTTACATATATTTGTTAGGGATAGGCCAGGTCAATGGCGTGGAGTACCTACTTTAGCTTCTATTCTTTTACCACTTTATGAACTGGACGACCTTACCGATGCTACTGTTGCAAAGCAAAAAGCTGCTCAAGCTATTTCATGGGTTATTCGTAATACCAATCCTAGTGCTGCTGTTTCTGTTGGTTCTGCTCTTAACGCTGTTGACCCTAATGATATTGACCAAGCTACTGGTAAGCGTAGAGTGGTTACACAAGCATCTGGAGGCGGCGTACAGTACCTTAACAAAGGTGAAGATATAGCTTTCTATCAAGGTACAGATATTGGGGCGAACTTACCTGAACTTATTAAAGCTGAATTACATAAAATAGCACAAGCAGCTGGTTTAAGTTACGAAGTATTAACAGGAGACCTAACTGGTATTAGTTTCTCGGCTTTACAACAAGTATCTATTGATATGAAAACTAAAGCAGAGTTCATGTATAAGTTTTATCTTATCAACCTTGGTCTAGCTCCGCTTTGTGCTAAATTTAAAGAACTTGCGATAATCTATGGTAGTAAGAGTTTCTCTAATCTAAATCCAGTATTCCAGTATCCTCGTAGATATGGTGTTAATGAATTAAAAGATACCCAAGCCGACTTATTAGAAGTACAATCTGGTTTCTCTACTTGGGAAAGTAAACTTGAGGAACGTAACCTATCAGTAGAAGAGATTACAGAAGATAAGAAACGTCAGAAAGAAGCTGGTGTTAGTTTTGAACCTGTAGTTAAAGATACTGGTCAAGATTCAAATATCGAAGCTAACTCTAACTCGGCTGGTATGTAGTTAATTTAGTAAGTAATCTGCAGATAGCCCTTGACAATCTACTAAAAAAAGAGTATAAAGGGCTATCATTTTTATAGGCGCGTCTTATGAATAGTCACAATTTAATCTTAACCAGACTGATTAACACGCCTTTGGCTATTAGTCAGGATAAGTTAGATATTATCACCTCACAAGTTAGTTTAAAGCTACTTGCTGGTGAGAAATTATCTGCTGGTGTAGCTATGCCTACTGAAAAAGCTGCTACTGCTTCTGATAAAACCGCAGTTATTAGTGTTTTTGACAGTCTAGTTGCAAAAGGTGGTGCTGGTGAGTCTGGTTTTACCTCATATGAAGGTATTAAAAGTTCTACTCTTAGAGCTATTAATGATGGGGCTACTAAAGTAGGTTTCTATATTGATAGTCCAGGCGGTGAGGTTTCCGGCTTATTTGCACTAACTGACTTTATCAATAACTTACCTTCTGTATATGGTGTAAAAACTTTTGCTTTTACTGATGGTTCTATGACTTCAGCGGCTTATGCTATTGGCTCTGCCACCCAGAAAGTCTATGCTACTGAAAGTTCAACAGTTGGTTCTATCGGGGTTATCATGTCCCTAGTAGACGTAACTAAAGCAGATGAAAAAGCCGGTTACAGTTATACAATTTTGCGTAGTAAAGAAGATAAAGCTCTTTACAACCCGCATGAACCTACTTCTAATGCTGTTATTGACAAATACACAGCCATGTTACAAGAGTTAGACGCAATGTTTAACAACGAAGTAGCTAAGAACAGACCTAACTTGTCCTTGGACAGTATTAACTCTATGAAGGCAGGTGCTTTCTTAGGTAATAAAGCCCTTGAACTAGGTTTAATAGATGGAATCGTAACTTCAATGGATGAAGTACTTAATTTGAATGTTTCATTAACACAAAGAGGTGATGTTATGACACTAGAAGAGTTGAAAGCTCAACTAAGTGCTAAAGATACGGAGTTAGCTACGCTGCAAGCTAGTGTTACTAACGCTGTAAACGAAGCTGTTAAAGGTGAAAGAGCAAGATGTTTAGACATTTTAGCTGCTGGTCAAACTTTAAAAGTTTCTGCTGAGCAAGTTACTAAGCGTATTTCTGCTGGTACTGCTAAAGATGATGCTGTAGATATTTTTACTGCTATCGCTGAAGCCGTAGGTACTGCTACTGCAATTGATACCGCAACCGGTGCTGATGCTTCCGTTTCTAAAGAAACTGTAGTTGGTGCTAAAGAAGAACATAAAGTAGAAATTGATGGTCAAGCATTTTCAATGTCTGACATTATTGCTGCTGCTCAACAAATGAAAGGAGTTAAATAATGGCTGCTGAAACTTTTACCTATACACCTAAAAGACTTATTGCTGGCAATGACCCAGACGTAGTAACTAAACCATGTACTGTCCTTTTAGGTCAAAACTTGGCTCCAAACACTTTAGTAGAATCAGATGCTGCCGGTAAAATGAAAGCTCATGCTGGTGTTAATAAAGTAGCTGGTATCTTGATAAATGCTGTAGATGCTAGTGCTGCTGATAAAGCAGGTATTGTTTACATTGCAGGTGATTTCTTTGCTGACCAATTAGTTTTTCCAGCTGGTGCTAACACCAACTTGTTGAAACAAAAACTAGTTGAAGGCTCAATGATTGCCTTAACATTCTTGGAAACTGGAGAAGTATAATGCCTAGATTTGCTACACCTTATGAATTAAATGAAATTTACGGTACTTTAGAAGACCGTAACTACCCTACGCCAACTGAATTGCAAAGTAACTTCGGTATCATGCAACCATTTGAAACTGAAACCATTAACTTGGATAAAGTTTCTCCTGATTTGCGTATCGGTGTATTTGTTGCTCCTGATGTTCAAGCTAAACCAACAGTAGCTCGTGGCTATGAAACTAAAGTATTCTATCCTGCTTACTGGAAAGATAAAACTACAGTTGACTTTAGAAACATCCGCGCTCGTAGAGTAGGTGAACAGATTTCTGTACCAACTTCTAATGCTGGTCGTATTGCACAAGCTTTGCAAGATAACATGGTTATTATGAAAGCTAAACGTGACCGTTTGTTAGAGTGGATTGCTTCTCAAATCTTGCTTTATGGTTCTTATGTTGCTACTTCTGACAGACACCCTTCTGTTTTAGTAGACTTGGAACCAAACATTGCTACTGATGCAGCTACTTTAAATGGTGGTCGTGCTAACCGTGCTAACTTGACTGCAACTGCTGTTACTTTACCTACTGGTTCTACTTTACCAGTTATTAATGATAACGGTGGCAACGGTAAACGTGCTTGGGGTTCTACTGGCGGTACTAATACTGTATCTCCTATCGCTGACTTACAACAAATGTTGGATGCAGCTTGGGAACCTATTACCAAAATCTATATGTCAGATAACGCTTGGGAACAAGTTAAGAAAGATGCTTCTTTCTCTACAGTTATCAGCACTTTGATTACTACTACTTCTTCTTTCTTAGTTGACTTGTTGCCACAACAACAATCTAAAGAAGGTTTGAAATTGCGTGGTACTATCGCTGGTGTGCCTATCTGGACATACAATGCAGCTTATCAAGGTAATACTTCTGCGGCTAGTTCTTTAACTAAGTTTATTCCTGATGGTTGGGTAGTTATGGTTCCTGCTTCTAACTTCGGTGTCCAAGCTTATGGTGCTATCCAACATGGTGCTGCTGACTTCGTAGCTAGTGAAATGTTCTGGAACTCTTGGGTAGAGGATGAGTTTGGTACTCCTTGGTTACAAGGACAATCTGCTCCACTGTTCTTGCATAGCAAGATTAATTCCACCGTCAGTTGGAAAGTAATGTAATATAAGGAAGTCCCTATGGCATTTACAGCTTCTATCGAAGGACTAGACGAACTAAGAGAAAGACTTAGCTCTGGTACTATCGAGAAAAAGCTAGTGAAAGCCATAGGGACGACTGCTTTACAGTTACATAATGTATTAAACAATCGAGTAAGTAAAACCTATGCTACTCGCAGAAGTTTGAACTCTGTTTTAAACTCACGAACTACTTCTGATTTTAAAAGAGGGGTCGGCTTTATAGAATTTGGCTTAGAATATAACTTTATGCCAATTCTATTACAGGAATTCCCAGTAACTAAAACTCTAGTTCCTGCTAATTCTTCTTTCTTAGCTCCTAATAGATTTGGTTATAAAGAATTTCCAGCTATAAAAGGTAGATTAAAAAGAAAGAAACCTAACCAACAGTTAGCCGTTAGAGTTAAAAGAAATGGTACTCCTACTACTATAGCTAAAGCCTTCTATGGTAAGTTACCTGCTGGTGATAAACAGTATTTAATGGCTCGTAAAGTCGATAATACTTGGTTAAAAGAACCAACTCCTGAAGATTTAGCTGGTAAACGTGATGAAATGGGTATTCTATTTGGCCCTAGTTTATCTCAAATGGCTAATTCGGTTTATGAGAAAGACCCTTACCTAATCAAGTTTAGAGATACTTTTGCAGACCACGTTGTAAGGAACCTAGAGCCATGGTAGAGCCAATAGCAGAAACTTTAGAAATTTGCGGTACTAAGTTATATTTTGATAACTTTGAAATCTATGGTATTCCAGGTTTTCAAACACAAGTCTTATATAAAGGTGAAAGTACTCTTTACGAAGTAGAAAGACAGGAGTTTGCTTTCCAAGTCTCTACTTTAGACTGTTATGAAAATTCTCTCATAGTAGATATGACTTTTTACATAGAAGATACTACTTATAGATATACCTTTAGCCTAGACAGACCCCCAATCCCAGATTTAACTGGCTGGTCAAAGTTAAATGTAATTTTTGTTTCCAAGGAAGCTTTATGATTGATGTTCAAGTACTGATAACAAAACTTAAAGCTGAAACTAATTACACGGTAGAACTTGCAAGAGTTAGAGAGCCTGAATTACAGGAATTAGTTGATTTACCAATTATCTATATCGGCTATGCTAGTATAGATTCTAAGAATCCATCAGCCCCTATAGAACATACACTCTTTAACACTCATGGCGAGAACTTAGTACAAAGTTTTGACATTCAGATAGTTTGTAAAAGTTCAGACCTACCTACTATTTGGAAGACTATCTACACTAAGTTAATAACTTGGAACCCAGAACCATTAGAGCAATATCATTCTGGTTTTACTTATTCCCAAGGTGGTGTTATGGGTTTAGCTAACGGTAATCTCTGGTGGTTAGATAGATGGAAAATAGGTTTTCCAACACTTGAAGTAACTTTTTAATTAATGAGGTAATTATGGCTAGTGGCTATTATGGTGGTGGCAGCAACTACAAAGAAGAACCAGATACTAAGATTGGTTTAGAAAATGAAGTAGCTGTTCAAGTAGAACAAGTAATTGAACAAAAACCTGTAGTGGACTCTACAGCAACTAAAGAGGTAACAGAATAATGCCCTATGTAAAATTCCATGAAAAGAATATAGCTTTACTAGCAACTAAAGAAGTAACTGAAGGTACTTATGTAGCGCCTGTAGGTACTGATGCTGTTGCTGCTACTGCTATTGACGGTGGTATCACACGCGAAACTAATGCAATTACTTTCATCGGTGATTCTCTGTTCCGTGAAGAAACTACTTATTTAAAAGACGAATATGGTGATATTAATTTAAATACACCACAACAAGTATTAGGCGCTTTAAGTGGCTCTTTAGCTGCTGATGCGGCTCCTTTCTCAGAACTTTACCAAGCTTGTGGTGGCGCAGTTTCTGTATTCACAGCTGCTGTAGGTTCTTATCCTGCTGGTACAGTTATTGTTGATAATAACAGTACAAGTAACTCTACAATTTCTATTGACATTCGCAAATCATCTCCAGATGATGCGGCTAATGATAAGTTAGTTAAGATGTTAGGTTGTCGTGGTATGGTGGATTTGACAGCTAATATCAGCGAAGTACCTTCTTTAAAGTTTAACTTCAAAGGTGCTTTTACTGACCCTGCTACTGTAACTCGCGTTATCCCTGATTTCGTAAATCAAACATCACAGTTAGCTGCTGCTATTAGAAAAGAAACCATCGTATCTACTTTAGTAGCTCCTATGACTGGTACTTTTACAGCTACAACTGGAGGCACAATCTCATTAGCTGGTACTATTGGTAAGAAATTAGCTACTTTGTCTGCAAGTACTGCATTGACTCCAGCATTAACAGGTTCTGTTGCTGGTGATATTCGCTTTATCACCGTTGCAGGTGCTTCTGA